TTTTCCTGAATTGTTCTGTTGCTAAAAATGATAGTCGGCTATCCATTAAGTTATTTTATCTATAAATAGATAATTTAATATTTTTTACTTTGAGTACCCTTCTTTATCTAAAATTTCTTTCACACGAGCATCAATAATTGATGGTAACATTGTTTGTAATTGTCCTTGTATTTGTTTTTGAAAATCTTCGGGTAGTGTGGTTTTTATGTTGATATCCATTTGTGACTTTCCCTCAATTGTCATTTTAGCATTCATTAAGGCTTGGTTACTTTCATTTGGTACTACAGTTTCTTGTGTTACTGGACTAGCAGTACCCCTAACACTGATTGGGGTTAGGCTAAGAGAGCTTTTTACATTTTCCAATATTTGGTCAGTAAAACCTTGTAATTTTCCATTTAATGTGTTAATAATTGAAGAGGAACTATTGGTTAGGTTTTTCCATTCATCCAATTCAATGATTGACCTACTTAATGTTGAATTAAATTCAGATTGTGCTTGGTTAATTGCTTGGTTAACTGAAAGTGAATCTTTATAAGTTGTCTCAAGGGTTTTATTCGCATCTTTACCCGTATCAGAAAATTGTCCCACACCCTTTTTTAAATCTTCCAAGACTTTTTGTATGTTAACATTTCCAACACCCAATCCTTCAATTGTTACTTTACCACCTTTTAACTGTGCATAATTGGCAATTAATTGTTTGTCTTCAGGACTTAAGCTTTTAAATTCAGGTCTAAAATCAAGTTCTTTGAATATTTTTGATTGTGAAGCCGCTTTTGTTGCCAATGTCGCCAACTCATTAACATCCATACCCAATGTTTTAGCGGCACCTCTTAAACGTAATCTTTCTGCCGCACTAATTTCGAATTGTCCCGATTCTTTATTGAAACTCGCTATTGACGCAGTTGCCTTAACAATCTTATCTTGTAAACCAGGTAAGTCATTCTGTGCGTCATATAATAACGAAGCTCCATCACCCAACTGTGCAAATGAACCACCAAGTGTTTGTAATTGAGCGGCAATATCAAATGCTCTTTCAGGGCTATCCATAATTCCGTCGGCCAATGTTTTAACACCATCAAGGTTAACACCCAATGTTTGTGATTGAGCAACCATTTTGGATAAATCGTTAACACCTTTTGGATAACCATATAACGTTAATGTTGATATTTTACTATTAACATTGGTTAAAAATTCACCAACATTTAACCCGTATTGTCTTGCGTCGTCAACTAAATTTTTGGTTTGTTGAGTCGCGTCTTCAACCCCTAATCCGACACTATCAAAAAACTTTGAAAATTTTCCAATCGTTTCGTCTGACACCCCGACTAATGCAAGTTGTCTAAAATTAATTGCGGCTTGTTCAGTTAAAAAAGTAGTTCTATCTAACGATTTATTAATTACAGAAAAATATGTAACAACATCATTTAAATTACCGCCTAATTTTACAACACCGTCAGATGCTTTAACAAGTGATACACTAAATCTATCAACACCAACACCTACTAAACCTAAATCTTTCCTAACGGTTTCAAAAAGTTTATCTTGGAAACTACCCAAGTTATCTAGTAATCCTTTTGTCTTATTACCTAAATCACCAATACTTGCATTCAAGTCAGTTATTGAAGCAATATTTTCGCCAAGTTTTTTGGATATAGGTACTTCTTGTAGCATCATAACAATAAATAGTTAATTGTTACTTTTCACGAGCTTCTCTGATAATATCATATTCTTGTACCACTTTACCAATAAAATATTTTCTTTGGTACGTTGGCATAATCATAATATCACTATATGTGTAGTTAGCATTTTTAACTAAAAAATGAATTTCGTCTAATAATATTTTTTTATACTCCGAAGAAAGGGCGAAAAAACTCAAGCCCGAAGTTAATGCTTACATTAACCATTTCTCCTGACGGGGCTTTTACAGTTTTAGACAAATCAAATCTTGGTTCACAATCTCTAATTGTATTTCTTAAAACTTGTGAATCCATTATTGGCATTTGTTGAATGTATTTTACAATATTTTCCCTACTATCATTACCATTGATTGAAATAACACTGGCTTCTAATTTTCTTGTGATTGTTGGGGGTACTATTCCTGACGGATAAGTATCAAGTTCTTTTTCTAATGTTATTTTTTCACCGTAAGTTAACAATTTGAATTTAACAGTATCATTAGATTTTGGTAAGTTAACACTAAACAAACCATTATCGTCCGGTTTGATTGGTAATTCTTTAATATTTAATTCATCGATATCAACTGAAACATCAAACCTAATATTGGTTAATGGGTCGACAGTTGATAAATTATATTTAGTACCGAATGCCGTGTTTCTTAAAAATATTAAAATTGCCTCAACGTCACTTTCCAATAAATCTTCTATTCTAATGTCAGGTTCATATATTTTTTGACGAACTAACGTACTTATCAACGTTTTCGTATCATAGTTTAAACTCATTAACAAATTTTCGTCTTGAGCTGTCAAATATCCAACTCTAATAGATTTCTTTTTGTTTTTATAAAATAATCCTTGTGATGGTAATGTCATCACGTCATGTGGTAAATTTAAAGTTGTTTGTCCGTATTGTTGATTTGTATCCATAAAAAAAGCCAGGGATTACCCTGGCTTTAAATATAAACTGACTTTGTTTTTTGTAAATGAAATATTAGTAAACTAAAATACATCTATCAGGACGAAGTGTCGCTGAAATGGTTTGTAATCCGTCTTCACTATATGAAACACTTTGGAAATCCACATCTGTTAGGAAACATCCTTGTAATATCCATTTTTCGACCGCAACACCTGAAGGGTCTAACATCTCCAATGAAAGGTCTTTTTTATAACCTGCCGCATATCCCATACGACCTGTAACCGATTCGGCGTGTAAACGAACCCATTCCATTAACGATTGTGCCGCTGATGGACCAATTGGGTCACGGAAAACAACAGGTATTGTATTCCAGTTAAATCTACCTGCAACATATGTTGATGTATTTAAAAAAGGAATTTCGGTTTCTTTAATTGTTATTTTTGGTCTGGCAGTCGATTCTACATACCAAGAATTAATACCCAATGATGATGGAAACGTCAAAATAAATCGGTTTTTACGTTTTGGTTCATATGGGTCGGGCATTTTCATTAATAAGTCAGCCATTTTATTATATTTTTTGTTTTAGTTATTTTAGTTTATTTACCTATAAATACTTGATTATTTAAAATTTTTGTCTTATATTATCTAGGCGTTCTAGTTTATTAATTATATTAAATATTAATATTTTGTTTTAGTTTGTGATTTAGTTAAATAAGTTGTTACTGGATGCTCTAGTCCAAATTCTTTATTTAAAAATTCTTTTACTTTTTCCACATTTCTTTCATCGTCATCTGAAAAACCTATTGAAGGTATCACAAAATTGTTGGACACGTCATTTTTAAATAAGACTTTACCACCCACCATGTTTGCAAGTTCCTTACAATAACTGATAAATTCTCTTAACGCATTTATTTTTCCTTCTTCAGGATTGGCTTCAGAACCAGTTCCGAACGATACGGGGTGAAAACGACACATATCTAAATATTCTTTAATCATTGTGTCATCGTCTTTAATATCTTCACCTGTGAAATCACGATATTTCTTTAATGATTCTACCAATTTTTCTTGGTCCAAACCACCAACATTATTTTTGATGAGTTTGTAAACCGCTTGTTTTAAAATCATTGGATTGTGACCGCGAGCTGTGATGATTGCAAAAACCGACCCACCATTAACACACTCAATAAAATCGTCCCATGATGGTCCAAAACTAGCTGACATTACATCAATCAAAAATTGTTTTTCACCTTCACCTCTAAAATTTCTAAATGGATTAGGTGCAAAACCAACAATAGTTTTCCCATTATAAACAAATGGATTTTTACCCAAGTCGTGTCTGTGTTCCGCAAAATCATCTGTAGACATACCAATTTCATTATCTTGGTCATCTACTACCATAATTTTTGTTGGCATGTTCAATACATTGTCATCCCAATCAAAAGCATAATATTTGTGGTCTGGTAAACCTGATGGGTCCATACCCTCATTTACCATTTCTAACAAGTGCTTTCTAATCGATTTTTTTAAATTCATTATTTTTTTTCTTTTGATAGTTTTGATATAATCGATTCTAACTGTGATTCAGTTACAATAATGTTTTGTGGTTTTTTTGAATAAGTTTCTTTACCGTTAGTTGGTACTTCCAAACTTTCCATTAATACTTTTTTTGTGAACTCCATAGTTTTATATATAAATAATAGGGAGGATAGTTTTATTTATCCTCCCAAGTTTATTTTTAAATATTATCAAAAGATGCTCCTGAAGGGGTGATTAAAAATTCAATATCAATAAATTCAAGAGCTTTTGTTGGTTTAAGGTAAATTTTACCTGTTAATGTATTTCTATCCAAATCTTCAGGTGTGTTTGTAACAACAACTCTAAAGTCAATCAAACCTCTATCTCTTCTGATTGAATCCAAAATTGGATTAACAGCGTCCAAGAAATCTTGTCTAACTTTGTCGTCGTTTTGTTCGAACAACAATCTAACAGCGACTGCTGAAATTAACTTACGAGCTTGTAATAACAATCTTCTTACGTTGATTCTATCAAGAGCTGATTCAGCGACTTGTGTTGTTTTGTTACCCCAAATTACAGTTCCAACATCTGAAAAAGTTGCGATTGGGTTTACCCTACCTTGATATAAGGTATCTCTATCTTCTTGTGTTAACTTTTTACGTGCTTTAACTGAACTAACTAATCCTCTTGTATAACCCGCAGATGCAAACCAAGGGAATGAAATGTTATCAGTCAATGCCAAGTTTTTACAAACTTCACCTGTTGGTGGTAAGTAAACTTGTGTATTGTTAACAGTATCCCTTGTTAAAATCCAAGGGTAGTAAGTTGCTGTATAGTTAGAGTCAATTCCCGCATCTGATAACGAATCAACAGTTTCTTGTGGGTATAACAAACCATCAGTACCTGTTGTTGTTGGTAAGAACATGTTGTAATCAGGTGTTGTCATAATGTACAATGAATCAGCTCTATCACTTTCAATCATATCAATAGCATTTTCAACAAGATTTGAGTTATTAACAAAATCAATACCCGGTGTAACAAACACGTTAATGTTTACAGCTTCAGGGTTTGAAAAAGTTAATTGTCCTTTCAAGTACGCATAATAGTCAGTGTTCGCGAAATCAGTTTGATTACCATCTACAGTTATCTTTTTGAACGCTCCCCATCCAGTTGCTGTTGGGTACTGTGAACTAGCCACAGCTCCTTTTAAGAAACCCGTATTACCTAAAGTGTATGTATCACCGTTAGTTCTATATTCTCTGTAAATGTCCCAACCGTCAAAACCTGATTGAGCTAACAAAGTGAATTTACGTGACTGTAATTTGTAATAAGGATTAGTTGGGTCAGTTGGGTCTGATGTAAATGACGCCGAACCAACTTCAAATGCCGAAGTACCTGATGTTGTAAAATTTGATGATATTGTAACTACTGTTGCTCCACTGTCCATATGGAAACCTTTTGACAAGAAACTCCAATCGGATGAATCTGTTGCGGTACCAATATTAGATGGGTTTTGTTTACCTTTGTAGTTGAAATATTCATTGTCATATCCAACTGTATCTGAAATACCTAAATAAACTCTGTTAATTTTATCACCACCACTTCTTGTTACACTTGTAAAAGGTGGTTGGTA